GCTCCCCGCGTCCGGCTGCCCCCGATGCGCCGGCCCCGCGTCCTGTGTCCACGTGGGGGCGGGGAGCGGCTGGGGGTAATGGCTGATCCGGGCTACCGCTGGAGCGACGGTCACCCGCAGCGCAAAGCCGAATGGCGCAAGCGGCTGCGGGATCTCGGCCCCGTCCAGTGCGGATGCTCGGGTGAGTGCCACAGCCACGAGGGCCGGTGCCCTGTGGTGATCCACGACGGGGACGACTGGCACCTCGGGCACGGGGTCGCGCTGCGTGATGGTGGCGACGGCTCCGACTCGACGCCGTGGTGCCCGGGCTGCAACCTGCGGGCGGCGGCGTGGATGACGAACCATCCCGGCGGTGCGAGCCGGAACTGGTGGGGGTAGGGGCGTCAAAATCGCTGGAGCGCGTCGACGGAAGACGGCGCCCGCTCGAATATCCCCCCCCGAACCACCCCCCGCCCTTGGAGGTGACGATGGCCCGCCTGGACGACCTCCGGGATCTTCGCGCCGACCTCCGATCGCGGATGGCCGAGTGCGAGTCTGACCAGAACTTCGCGGTCATGGGCCGGCTGCTGTCCGACGTGCTGAAGCAGATCGACGAGCTCGACCCGGCCAACGCTGCGAAGCCGGCGGCAGGCCAGTCGGGATCGGGGGGCGTGGTTGTCGACTTCACGTCGCGTCTCGCTCACGGAGCTGGCGCAAGCTCCTAGGCTCCATTTCGCGCCGAAGCGGCCGTGGTCGCTAGGCGATGAGGCGGCGGATTTCGCTGCTGCGTTCGGGCTGGTGCTCGATCCGTGGCAGCGGCTGGTGCTGCGGGACTGGCTGGGTGTCCGCGGCTGGGTGTCGCTGGCGGTCCGGGGCCGGTACACGTGCAAGACCGCTGGCCTGTCGGTGCCGCGCCAGAACGGCAAGAACGCGATCATCGAGGCTCGCGAGCTGTTCGGCATGGTGGTGCTGGGTGAGACGTTCCTGCACGCCGCGCACGAGGTCAAGACGACCAAGAAGGCTTTCAAGCGGCTCCAGTACTTCTTCGGCAAGCAGGTCGCCGATCCGAAGGCGAAGTTCCCGGAGCTGAACGCGCTGGTCACCGAGGTCCGGCTGACCAACGGGCAAGAGGCGATCTACCTTTCGACCGGCGGCTCGATCGAGTTCATCGCTCGGTCGTCGGGTTCGGGTCGTGGCTTCACGGTCGACGTGCTGGTGCTGGACGAGGCGCAGCACCTGACCGACGAGGAGCTGGAGGCGATCCGCTCCTGCATCTCGGCGGCGCCGCTGGGAAACGCCCAGGTGATCTACACCGGGACGCCGCCCGGCCCGAAGGTGTCCGGCGAGGTCTTCAAGCGCATCCGTACCTCGGCGCTGGTGCGCAGGGCGACGAAGCGCTGCTGGCACGAGTGGTCCGCCGATCCTGACAGCGCCGACCCTGACGACAAGCGGTGCCTGTACCTGGCGAACCCGTCGCTGGGCATGAACCGTCCGGGCGCTCTCGACTTCGCGGTGATCCGCGGCGAGCGTGAGGACCTGTCTCTGGAGGGCTTCCTCCGGGAGCGGCTGGGAATGTGGGACGAGGGGCACGCGAAGGACGGCGTGATCACGTCGACCGCGTGGGGTGGGTGCAAGGATCCGGCGGCTGCGATCGTCGGTCGTCCGCGGCTGGCGCTGGACGTGTCGCCGATGCTGACCCACTCGGGCATCGTCGCGGCCGGCGCCGTCGAGGATGGCCGGATCGGTGTCGAGGTGACCTCCAACGGCGGGTCACTGGTCGACTACCGCGAGGGTTCGCAGTGGGCGGTCGACCTGCTTACGTCCGTGGATGCCGAGGTGTGGATGGCGCCGGGCTCGGCGGCTGACGTGATCCGTCCGCAGTTGGAGGCGGGTGGGTGCATCGTGCATGTGCTCGAACGCGCCGAGTACGCCCGCGCCTGTGTCGGTTTCGCGTCGGGGGTGTCTGAGCGGCGGATCGTCCACCGCGGGCAGTCGGATCTCGACAAGTCGGTCACGGGCGGCGCCAAGCGGACCGCCGATGAGGGCCTGTGGGTGTGGGGCCGCGTCAAGTCGTCCGTCGACATCACCCTGCTTGTGGCCGCCACGGTGGCCGCCTGGTGCGCACAGTCCGCGACTGACGCAGGTCCGAACATCTGGTGAGGGGGAGCTGGTGAGTCCTGACCGAGTCGAGCGTGTCGGCATCGCACTGGCGGTCGTGGGTGCCCTGGCGGTCGCGGCGGGTGTGTACCTGCTGGCCGGCCTGGCCTGGGCCGTCGTCTACCTGGGCGCGGCCGCGGTTCTCGCCGGCGCGCTCGCCGTCCGGGTCGCCGCGGTGATGCCCGAGCCGAAGCGACCCGAAGGGGGTGAGTTGCCGTGACGTTGTTCGCGCCGCTGCTGGTCCGCAACTCCGGCTCCGAGATGGAGCGGCCCGAGATCCCGATCAGCTCCGAGCGGATCGTCGACCTCTTCGGCGGGGAGAAGTCGACGGCCGGGGTGTCGGTCACCGAGAAGAAGGTGCTGGGCATCCCGGCGGTGTGGCGGGCGGTCAACCTGATCGCCGGCACCACCGGCTCCCTGCCCTTCGGCCCGTTCCGCGCCGATGGTGCCGCCCGCCGTCCGGTGGCCACCGGGCAGGCGGCGACCCTGCTGGGCAATCCGCACCCGGACATGACGCCGATGGAGCTGATGGAGCTGCTCGTCGGCCACGCGCTGCTGTGGGGGGACGCCTACTGCTGGCGGGACCGCGACGGGCTGGGCCGGCCGCTGCACCTGCTGCCGTTGCACCCGTCCCGGATCAAGGCCGGCCGCACCCGCGAGGGCGTGAAGGTCTACCAGCTCGACGGCACGATCCCGCTCACCGACTACGAGATCCTGCACGTCCCCGGCTTCGGGCAGGACGGGATCGGCGGCGTGTCCCCGGTGCGCGCGGCCCGGGAAGGGTTCGGGCTGGCGCTCGCGGCCGAGGAGTTCGGCGCCCGGCTGTTCAGCAACGGCGCGCTGTCGACCGGCATCCTGACCACGGACGGCCGGCTGAACGAAGATCAGGCCGACGCGCTGCACGCCCGCTGGAAGCAGAAGCGGACCGGGCTGGACAAGGCGTTCGGGACGATCATCCTCGACGGCGGCCTGCACTACCAGCAGCTGACGATCCCGCCGCAGGACGCCCAGTTCCTGGAGTCCCGGTCGTTCCAGGTCTCCGAGATTGCCCGCATGTTCGGCGTTCCGCCGCACATGCTGATGGACACCGACAAGGCCACCAGCTGGGGCACCGGGATCGAGCAGCAGAGTATCGGCTTCCTGGTCTTCACGCTGCGTCCGTGGCTGACGCGGATCGAGCAGCGGTTTACCCGGATCCTGAAGCCGGAGCCGGTGTACGCGCGCTTCACCGTGGAGGGCCTACTGCGGGCCGACTCGGCCGCCCGGGCCGCGTTCTACAAGGAGATGTGGTACCTGGGCGTCTTCTCCACGAACGACATCCGCGCGCTGGAGGAACTGCCGCCTGTGGAGGGCGGCGACGTCCGATACCGGCCGCTGAATATGGGGGCGCTGGGCTCCACCGACAACGACAACGAGGGGGGCCCCGATGCCTGACCGCTTCCGCTTCCGCAACGCGATGCCGACCGCGGGGATCCGCGCGTCGGTGCTGGCGCCGGAGATCTCCGAGGGCGTCGCGAAGCTGCGGCTGTACGACCCGATCGACGACTGGGGCGGCGACTGGGGGGTGAGCGCGAAGGAGTTCGCGGTCGCGCTCGCCGCGCTGCCCGAGGACGTTCACACGATTCGGCTGCACATCAACTCTCCCGGCGGCATGGTCTTCGAGGGTGTCGCGATCCTCAACCAGCTGCGGCAGCATTCGGCGAAGGTGGTCGCCGTCGTCGACGGGTTGGCCGCCTCGGCGGCGTCCTTCATCGCCTGCGGCGCCGACGAGGTGCAGATGGCGCCGAACACGCAGCTGATGATCCATGACGCGTGGGGGCTGGCGATCGGGAACGCGGCCACGATGCGCGAGGCCGGCGACCTGCTCGACCGGCTGAGCGACAACATCGCCGCGGTGTACGCGGCGAAGACGGGCGGCGCGGTCGAGGAGTGGCGGACGGCGATGCTCGCCGAGTCGTGGTACTCCGCCGAGGAGGCTGTCGCGGCCGGCCTGGCCGATTCCGTCGTCGGCGCCCCGGATGCCGCCGAGGTCGAGGACGCGAAGGCATCCTTCGACCTGTCCCCGTTCAAGTACTCGGGCCGGGCTGAGGCGCCCGCCCCGATCCTCACCAGCCGTGCCGGATTCCCCGGCCGGCTGCGGGACCGCCTCAACGGCACCCGCACCCTCCACCGGCTCAGCTGAGCCGACCAACCCACGAACCACCCCGCCGGCATCGGGCCGACGGGGACGCCCGCATGCGGGAAGAAAGGAACCACCGTGGCCACCACGACTGAGCTCCGCGAGAAGCGGGCGAGCGTCTGGCAGCAGATGCAGGACCTGGTCAACCTCGCCGAGCACGAGGACCGGGACTTCACCGCCGAGGAGAGGGCGACCTACTCCCGGATGGAGTCCGACCTGGACGCCCTCGGCGATCGCGCCGAGCGGATCGAGCGCATGGAGGCGCTCAACTCGCGGCTGTCGCAGCCGTCGGGCCGCCCCGAGGGGCTGTTCGGCGAGCCGGCCGACGAGCGCGGCGACGAGCAGTACGCCGAGGCGTTCTCCACCTTCGTGCGCCGGGGCATGGCGCAGGCCAACCCCGAGCAGCAGGCCAGCCTGCAGCGCAACTTCCAGAACGCGGCGGTGGGCACCGGCGCCGCCGGCGGCTACACGATCCCGCCGGCGTTCCGGGCGATCATGGTCGAGACCATGATGGCCTTCGGTGTCATGCTGACCGAGGCCGATGTGGTCGAGACCGAGACCGGCGCGAACATGCCCTGGCCGACGAACGACGACACCGGCAACATCGGCGCGATCCTGGCCGAGAACGCGCCGATCGTCGAGCAGGACGTCGCCTTCGGGCAGGCCAGCCTCGATGCCTACATGTTCACGAGCAAGCTCGTGAAGGCCTCGATCCAGTTCCTCCAGGACTCGCCGAACGCCGACGCATGGCTGGCCCGGAAGCTCGGAGAGCGGATCGGCCGCATCAAGAGCCAGCTCTACACGGTCGGCACCGGCACCAACCAGCCCGACGGGATCGTCACCTCGGCGACGATCGGCGTCACCGGCACCGGCTCGCTGGCCACGACCGGCGGCATCGCCTACGACAACCTGGTCGACCTGATGGAGTCCCTCGATCCCGCCTACGGCGACCACCCGGACGCCAAGTGGATGATGCACCAGACCGCCCGCAAGGCGATCCGGAAGCTCAAGGACTCCACCGGGAAGCCGATCTGGGAGCCGTCGGTGCAGGCCGGCGTCCCTGACACCCTGATCGGTCGGGCCGTGCGCGTGAACAACGACATGGCCGCGGTCGGGCAGAACTCCCTCTCGTTGGGGTTCGGCAACATTCGGGCCGCCTACGTGGTGCGGCAGGTCATCGGCTCGGCCGCCCTGCTGCGGCTGACGGAGCGGTACGCGGACAACCTGCAGGTCGGCTTCCTCGCCTTCGAGCGCGCGGACGGCACCCTGCAGGACGCGAGCGCGTTCAAGACGTTCAAGACGACCGCCACCGCCTGACCCAACCCGGCCGGCGCCCCTTCCGTGGGGCGCCGGCCCCGAGATGCAAGGGGGTGGCGCACTGATGGCCGAAATCCTCACGCTCGACCAGGCGCGGGCGGGGCTGGGTTGGAAGCCGCACGACCGGGCCGAGCGCAACACCGAGCTGGCCGCCGAGTACATCCCGGCCGTGACCGAAACCGTCGAGGCGCGGTGTGGCAGGATGGCTGACCGCCGCGAGGTGTGGCGGACCGACGACCCTTCGCCGATCACCCTGCCGTGGCCGGCCGAGGCCGTCGTCCGCTACGTCGAGGTCAACGAGGAGCGGCTGACCGACTGGAGCGTGGTCGCCGGCGTGCTCACGATCACCGATCACCGCTACACCGCGGGCGACGTGGTGAAGGTCACCGCCTCGGGCCTCCCGACTCCTGCCGCCGTCATCAAGGCGGCGCAGATCATCCTCGCGCAGCTGTGGAACGCCGACCACCAGGGCCGCCCGGTCAACGGCACCGCCGTCCGACCCGAGGGCGGCTCGGTCCCGGTCGGCGTGGCGATCCCGGCGCGGGCTGAGATGCTGCTCAACCCTTACTGGCACTTCGGCGGCTTCGCATGAGCGCGGTCCCGGCGCTGAAGGTCGCCCTGCTCGCCCTGCTGCGCAGCCTCTACCCGGAGGCGGCCGTCAGCTACGGCCCGCCGCAGTTGCTGACGGACGTGATGGCCAGCGTCGGCGACGCCGAGGTTGAGCATGAGCGCCCGACCGCCGGTGGCCCCACCCGTTCGCGGGAGGAGGTCGCCGACATCGAGGTCATCCTGTCGTGCGCCGCGCACGGCGACGGCGAGTCGCTGGAGGACGCCCAGCGGGAGGCCACCGAGGCCGCCTACGGCATGCTCGCCGTCCTCGAAACCCACTTCCGCGACCGCGCCGCCGCAACCTTGGGCGGCGCCTGCCGTGACGCCCTCGTGCGGACGCACAAGCTCGCCGAGTACGTCTCCACCGACCCCGACGGCTACGTGACGGGCCGCGTCGGCGAGATCACAGCCACCGTCACCTGTCGGACCCGGATCTAGGGAGGAACCCGTGAAGGTCAAGAACGTGTCGCCGTTGGGCGATCTGGACGTGCTGCTGCTCGGCCGTGTCGTCGCCGCCGGCGAGGTGGTCGAGGTCACCACCAAGCAGGCCGCCGAACTGATCGGCGCCGGCAACTTCGAGAAGATCAAGGAGGCCTGACATGGCCAACTTCCAGGACTGGAGCGTCGGGATCTCCGCTGCCGAGGGCTCGTTCGGCGCGACGACCACGATTGCGCGGCACCTTGAGTTCACCGAGCCGAAGCCGTTCGGGATCAACCGCGGCATCAAGCAGGGCGCAGGCATCCGGCCGGGTTCGCGGGTGGCGCGTTCGGCGCGCCGGGTGAGGACCATCAAGCAGGCCTCTGGTGACATCACCGTCGAGGCCTACAGCAAGGGCCTCGGCCTGCTGCTGGCCGCGTGCATGGGCTCGGGCTCGGCCTCGGTCGTGTCCGGCGCGGTGTACCAGCAGTTGTTCACGATGGCCGATGTCCTGCCGTCGCACAACGTGCAGTTCGGCGTCCCGAACTCGAGCGGCATTATCCGTCCGCTGACCTTCCGGGGTTGCACGGTCGGCTCGTGGGAACTCGGCGGTTCGGTGGGTGACATCGCGACGCTGAAAACGTCGTGGGACGCCCGCGACTGGGACACCTCGACCGCGTACGTGACGCCGAGTTACCCGACCGGCGGCGGCCTCTACACGGTGGAGGACGCGACGATCTACACCGGCGCCTTCACGGCGCCGACGGCGACCGTGCTCGCGTCGGCCGCGACCGCCGTGGCGGGGGTGAAGGACTTCAAGGTCAGCCTCGACAACAAGCTGCTGACCGAGCGCTTCTACGCCAACGGCGGCGGGCTCAAGGATCGGCAGCTTCCGGGCACCCGTGCGCCGGCCGTGGAGCTGAGCGTCGACTACGGCGCGAACGACCTGTGGGACGCGATCGAGTCCGATCTGGACCTGTCGCTGGTCATCACGCTCGTGGGTGCCGCGCTGGCGACGGGCAACGAGACGATCCAGGTCTCCATCCCGGTGCTGCGTCCCGAGGACGACGGGCTGCCGCAGGCATCGAGCCCCGACGAGTTGGCCTCGCAGGCGCTCAAGCTCACGGGCATGGACGGCCAGTCGGCGGCTCAGCCGATGTGGGTCGTCACCCGCACGACCGACACGGCGCTGTAGCCCGTGCCCGATTCGGTCCACGCCAACGTCGCGGAGTACCGCGAGTTTGCGGCGCGGACGGCCAAGCTGCCGTCGAAGATCCGCAGCGGCGTCCGTAAGCGCCTGCGGGACGTGGCGCGTCCGATCGGGCTGCAGGTGCTCGCTGAGGGCGCCAAGGCACTCCCGGGCCGTCTGGCCGAGCATGTGGTGGCGAAGGCGCGAACCCCGGTGCTGTCGCAGACGGCGACGGGTGCCCGGATCGTGCTGGGCAGCAAGAAGGGTCCGCAGCTGGGCCGGATGAACGCCGGGCAGAACCGGCACCCGACGTACGGCCACGCCCCGTGGAAGGAGCAGGCGGTTCCCGCCGGCTCCTTCTCCGAGGAGTTCCAGCGCAATGCCGACGAGGCGCGAGAGGCGGTCCGTCGGGAGATGAACACGATTCTGGAGGGGCTCGACTGATGCTGCTGGAGATCGATGGACGCCGCTACCCGGTGGTGGCGATGGAGCGGCTGGAGCTGCGGCACGTCGTCCTGCTCCAGCGCGAGTTGCAGCAGAACCCGGGCATCACCGCCCTGTCGACGTGGTCGGACATCCGGCACGAGCTGGGCGCCTGGGGCAACCTCACCGGCAAGCAGCGCGAGCACCACCCCGAAGCGCTGTTCTTCACCGCGCTCACCGTCTGGTCGGCGCGGGTGTCTGCCGGTGAGGACCTGTCGCTGCTGGACGCGATCAGTGTCCCGGTGTCGGCGATCCACTGGATTGTGGAGCCCGGCGACCGTCAGGCCGGTGAGAGTGAGGGAAAAGCGCACCGCCCCGCCGGGTCGCGGGGCGCCGGCCGGTCCGGCGGCAAGCGGAAGCGGGCGAATCCGAGGACGTAGAGGTCGAGGTGTGGCAGCGGATCGTCCTGCTGTCGCACCTGACGACGCTGGATTTCGAGTCGGTGTGGCGCCTGCCCCTGTTCGTATGGCACGCCTACGCCGAGTTCCACGACCGCTGGCTGGCGCAGGCGAATCAGAGGGGGTCCGGTCGTGGCTGATGTGACGCTCAAGATGCTGCTGCTGGGCGAGGACCGGTCGGCGTCGAAGGCACTCAAGGGCGTCGGTGATCAGGCGCAGAAGACGGGCAAGCGGGCGTCGACGGCGGCCTCGATGATGAAGGGCGCCCTGTCGGCCGGGGTCATCATGCAGGCGGGCCGCGCTGTGATCGACTTCGGCAAGGACTCGATCGATGCCTACCGGGGCGCCGCGAAGTCTCAGCGGTCCCTCGATGATGCGTTCACCCGCTTTCCGCAGCTTGCCGGGAAGAACGCCGACGGGCTGCGGAAGCTGAATCAGGCGATCCAGGACAAGAACGGCGCGGACGCTGACGACATCGCGGCCGGGCAGGCGAAGCTGGCGACCTACGGCCTGAACGAGAAGCAGCTCAAGAACATGACGCCGCTGCTGGTCGACTACGCGAAGAAGACGGGCAAGGACATCCCGACGGCGGCCGCCACCCTCGGCAAGGGGATCATGGGCAGCTCGCGGGCTATGAAGGAACTCGGCGTCGGCTTCAAGGACACCAAGGACCCGGCGAAGAACCTTGAGCAGATCATGGACGGGCTCAAGGGCAAGGTTGGCGGGTTCGCGGACAAGGAGGCGGGTTCGCTCGACGGCAAGCTCTCCATCCTCGAAACGAAGTTCGGCGATGTGCAGGAGTCTGTTGGGCAGGCGCTGGTCCCGGCGCTTACCGAGTTGGCCGACACCGGGTTGAAGGTGATCGACTGGGTGTCGAAGAACGCCGACCTCCTCGCCCCGCTAGCCGCGGGCCTTGCTGCCGGGGCCGTGGCGTGGGGTGTGATGACTGCGGCCATGGCGCTGCACACCGCCTACACCGCCGCTGCCGCCGCCGCTGAGGGCGGCCTCACGGTCGGGCAGTGGGCGCTCAATGCCGCCCTGAACGCCAACCCGATTGCGCTGGTGGTCATCGCCATTGCCGCCCTTGTGGCCGGGCTGATCTGGGCCTACAACAACGTCGACTGGTTCCGGCAGGGCGTCGACACTGCTTTCCAGGCAATCGGCGCGATCGGCCGGTGGCTGTGGAACAACGCGCTCGCCCCGGTGGTCCGGGCCATCATCCAGGGCTTTGCCTGGGTGGTCGACGGCATCGCGGGAATGCTGGAGGCGCTCGGGCAGGTGCCCGGCTTCGAGTGGGCGAAGGACGCCGCGAGGGGCATGCGGCAGCTTGCCTCCGACGCCCGCGACGCCGCCGACGGGATCGAGGACATCCCCGATCCGTCTGTCGATACCGACGAGTCTCAGGAGGCGGTCAAGAAGCTCAACGACCGCATCCGGGGACTCAAGGGCAAGATCGTCGAGGCGAAGGCCAAGGGCGACACGAAGGAGGTTGAGCGGCTCAAGCGGAAGATCGACGCCCTGCGCGACAAGCGGGTGACGCTGACCGCGAACGTGAAGGTCGGCGCGTCGAGCGCCGGCGCTGCAGCGTCGAAGGTCGCCAACGCGATTGCCAACGCGATCGACGGCCGGGCTGAGGGAGGTCCGATCTCAGCCGGTGTGCCGTACGTCGTCGGTGAGCAGGGCCCGGAGTTGATCCTGCCCGAGTCGGACGGCTACGTGCTCAACGCGTCCAAGACGGCCGCGCTCGCGGGCGCGCGGGGTTCCGCGCTGGCTGCTGGTGGTGGGCAGACGATGATCATCCACGCCCCGATCGACGCCCGTGGCGCGCTCGATGAGGTGGCGGTCGGCAAGCGTGTCGAGAAGGCGCTGACGGCGGCGTGGCGGGCGCAGAACCGGCGTCCGCTCCAGTTCCAAGGGGGCCGGTAGTGGTCGCGCCTCAGGCGAAGGTCGAGGTCCGTTTCAACGGCACGACGTGGGTGGACGTGTCGGGCCGGGTTGACCTGTCCTACGGCATCGCGATCACGCGGGGCCGGTCGTCGGAGGCTGACGACCCGATCGCGCCGGGCACCCTGACGCTGACGCTGACCAACGACGACGGCAGGTTCTCGCCGGGCCTGCCGTCGTCTCCGTACTACCCGTACGTTAAGGGTGAGCCCGACGGCCCGGCGATCCGGGTGTCGGCGTGGGCCAACGGTGCGTGGCGGGCTCGGTTCTGGGGGACGGTAACCTCGTGGTCGGTGGGATGGCTGGAGTCCGACGAGGGCGGGCGGCTGTCGGTCTGCACGGTGACCGCGACCGACATCCTCGGCTCGCTGCCGTCGGCGACGTTGCGGCAGGCTTCCGACGAGGTGCTGCGGCGGTACGCGCCCACCTACTACTGGCCGCTGCGAGACACCGCCTCCCCGGCCATGCCGTCGACCGGCTCCGTGTCGCTCTCCGACAACGGCAAGGAGGGGTGGGCGGCCGGCGGTGTGAAGCTGGAGCTGGACGAGGGTGACGTTGCCTACCCGCTCTTCAAGTCGACTTCCGCCGGGCTGAAGCTGACCTCACCGGCAATGCCGCGCTCGGTCGCGTCACGCGTGGCCCTGGTCGTCTTCGGCCCACCGACGGACGCCTGCGACATCATCGACTTCGGCGCGGGCTCGGGCACTCTGCGGTGGGATGGCGCAGGGTTTGTGCTGAGTGCGGCGCCGGCTGATCAGGTCATACCCGATTCGTGGCCGGTGGTGATCGGCTACTTCAACGACCCCCCGTACACCTCGGCGAGTTGGCACTTGGTGGGGCCTGAGGGCTCGTCCTTCGGCGTCGTGGGGGTTCCGTCGCTGACCGCGCCGACGACCCGGCGACTGGTGCTCAACCCCACCCTGTCGGGCGGCGCGGAGTGGTCGGCCGGCCATCTGGTCGTCGATTCGACGCTGACGATGGGCAGGCTGGGGCGGCTGCTGTACTCGCGGTCTGACGCCTACCCGTCCGCGCCTGCGTTCGTCCTGTCGGCTGCCGCCGAGGTTGGGCAGGTGCTCTCCATCACCGGCGCGCTGTCCGGTGCGATCATGCTCCCGCCGCTGGAGGGCCGGGACGCGGCCGACGTGATGGGCGCGATGCTGACTGGCACGGGCGCTCGGCTGGTGGATGACCTCGCCGGCGGCCTCCGCTGGGTGCCGATGCTGGACCTCGCCACGCCGGTGGCGCTGCCGGCGGGTGAGGTCAGCCCGGGCGTGACGTGGCAGACCGACTCTGCGGGCTGGCGGTCCGACGTGACCGTGAAGTGGCCCGACGACACCGAGTACGCCGCGACCCGGCCCGACGGCAAGCGCGTCTCGATGGAGATCGAGGGCGTCAACCCGACCCGGGCGCAGGATCGCTCCATGGCGGACTGGCTGGTCAACACCGCCTCGGGTGATCCTCGGCTGCCGATGGCCCCGTACGACCTGGCGACGATGACCGAGGCGCAGAAGCAGTCGCTGTGTAGCGTCGGCCCGTCGACGCGGGTCACGCTGTCGGGCCTGCCGACGCAGATGCCCTCCACCCTCGCCTGCGTGTGCGAGGGCACCGAGGAGCAGATCGGCGCCGACTCGTGGACGGTGACGCTCAAGCTGTCGCCTGATCCGGTGCCGATGGTCGGCGTCTACGGGACTTCCACCTACGACTCCGGTGCGGTCTACGCGCCCTGAGAGGGGACCACTATGGCGATTGCTGCTGGCGCGGTCATCAGCGCTGCGGACATTCTGGCGGGGCTGGTCGTGGCCGACGACTGGACGACCTTCACCACGACCCCGGCAGGCTCGGGCGCCTACCGCAAGGTCGGCCCGCTCGTCGAGGTCTCGTTCGAGACGACCGCCAACGTGTCGGCGGCCGCGGTGGCGACGATCTTCACCCTGCCGACCGGCTACCGGCCTAGCCGGATGGTCACGCTGGCGGCGTCGGGTGGGGTGGACGGCGACCGTGAGGCGAACGGCCAGATCGACACGGCCGGGGTGATCAGCGTCCGCAACAACTACTCCAGCGCGACCGTGGTGCAGGGCTACGCGCTGTTCGTCGCGGCCTGACCCCAAGGAGCCCACCCCCATGACTCCCGCCCCCGAAGGTACCCCGTGGTGGGCCTGGCTGATCGGCGTCCTGCTGGCTGTCGGTGCCCCGGTGCTCATCACGTGGGTGAGCCAGCAGCGCACCCGCGCCGACGTGTCCGAGATCAAGGAGCAGGTCAAGAACACGCACCCGACGAACCTGCGCAACGACATTGACGAGGCGAAGTCGCTTGCGTCGGAGGCGAAGGACGCGGCGACGCTGGCCGCTGAGTCGGCGCACCGCACCGAGCGGCACGTCGAGGACCTTGTCAGGTCGATCCGGGCGATGGAGCACTCGATGGACCGCCGCGACAAGCTCCAGACGGCGGCGGCGCAGGAGGTCCGGCAGGACTTGGACGCGCACATCGCCGAGATTCCCGCGCTGGTCGAGCACGTGCTGTCGGGGCATGTGGGCGACTGCCCGCTGAGGACACCCCGCACTGAATGACCGAGGAGGACACCATGCCTGACACCGAGCAGGAACCGACGCAGGCCGAGCTGGAGCAGTGGGAGCGGGATCATCCCGCAGACCCCGAGGCCGAGGGGACGGAGGGGATCGCGTGACCATCAAGGCTTTCGTGAAGGTAGCCAAGCGCCTCGCCGCCGGGGACTTCGGCTACAGCCAGTCCGACCGCTGGTCCGCGCTGGGCACGGACGGGCTGGTCGAGCCCGGCAATGCGGACTGCTCATCCAGCACGGGCATGGCCCTGCTGCTGGGCGGGCTGGTCGACCGCGACCTCCTGCGCGGCACCTGGTACACCGGCAACCTCGCGTCCAAGCTCACGTCGACGGGCCTCTTCCGGGCCGTCAAGGTCGGTGGCTGGTCGCTGACCAAGCTCCGCGCCCAGGTGGGTGCGGGTGACATCCTGCTCGGCCCCGGGCACGTCGTCGTCGGTGTCGGCGGCGGGAAGATCGTCAGTTTCGAGGCCGACGAGCGCGGCCGGTCCACGGGTGGCCGCAAGGGCGATCAGACGGGCTCCGAGGGCCGCGTCCGCGAGGTCTACGCCCGATCGCGCGGCTGGTCGTACCTGCTCCGCGTCCGGTCGGGTGCCGACCTCAAGGGCCGCGTCCTCGACGCCTACGCCGCCGG